ACAGATGCGCCCAGATATGCGGGAAGCCCAGATCGTGCAGCAGCGTCAGCGCGACCGAATAGTCGGCGCTCGTCGCATCACTGGCGCGCACGAGCTCCCATCCAGGCACGACGAGCACATGTGCGACATCGTCGCCGAGCGCAGCGCGAATGCCAGGCCAGAACTTCCGAATGCGATCACGGAATCCGGCCTCGCCTTCATCGAGAAATAGGATCGGCGTCAATGCCTTCCCGTTGGCGCCACGCGTCGATAGGATCTCGCGCACGATCGCCGCGAGCCGTTGCGGCTGATCGAGCAGATTAAACGCCGGGATCGGCGAACCCGTGTATCCGGCCTTTGCCGAAATGGCGACATGCGTCGATCCGTCGGCGACGAGTCGATCGAGCCAGTCGCGCCGCTCGTCGTCCGGCAAGGCCGGGTAGAACGCCGTGAAGATCACGCGCCCCTTCGCATCGTGCAGGTTACAGAACGACGCCCGGATCAGGTTCCGCTCGTCGTCTGAGGCGAACTCCGGCGCCGGCGGTTTCGGTCGCGTTACCGTGATCCGGGTATCCGTGTTGGCGTTCAACGTAACGGATGCCGAGGCCGCGCCGAATGCCGTCGACGCCGTGGCCGTGTATGTCCCTGTAACGGCCTGTGCGGCCGTGTAGCCGTCGCCGTTCGTCGGGCCGAACGTCACGGCCGGGACGGTCGCGATCGTCGCCCCTGTGACCGGCTGCCCGGCGTCGTCGACCACTACGACGGCCCAGGTGAACGACTGCGCCACCGGCACGACCGGCCCCGGCTGCGGCGCCGGATGCTTCGGAACGCAGGCCGACACGATGACGGCCGCGAAGATACTCACCCACCACTTACGCATACTCTCCCCTATCTGCCCGCGCCTCTAAGCGCAGGCGTCATCTACCGCGCCTGATCCCACCATCGCAAACCAATCGAATTCACGTCCGTACGCCCGTCGTGCTGCGTCAGCGTCACGTAACCGCGCCGCTGCGGCCGGCCGCCGGCCTTCGCGTCGAGCTGATAGCCGTGCGTCTGGCACATGCAGCCGCCCTCGACGAGCGTTTGATCCGACAACCACGGGAACAACCCGAGCTGATGCGTGTGCGCCTGCACGAGCACGCGCCACGGCTTGAGGCCGAGAATGTCGGCCCGGTCGGTAAACCATTCATGCACGCCGCGCAGCGTCGCGCCAGGCACGCGCGAGAACTTCTCCGCGTGCGCCGTGATGAGGTCGCCGTGCTGATAGAACCAGCTCACGGCATGGCGGCCGACCGCGTGGCGCGCAATCTCGACGTTTGGGTACCGCTTCGCCATCACCGACACGACGTCGAGATTACCGCCAGACAGGTACTCGACAACCTGGACGACTTCGGCCGGGAGCATCGTGCGTAGCTGCTTCTCGAATCGCGGCCGGTCGTGGTTTCCCGTCACGAGCACCACGCGCCGGAACGCGCGCGAGAGCTGGCCGAGCAGTGCATCGACCGCGGCGAGCTCCTGTTCGACTGGCATGTGCTCGTACTTTGTGAATCGCGAAATGCTGTAGAAGTCTTGCAAGTCGCCATTGACGATCAGCATGTCTGCCGTCTTCGACTCGCGCACGATCAAGTCGGCGACGAGCTCGGCCTCATGGAATGGCGCGTGGAAGTCGCCAGCGATCACAATCCGCTCGACGCCGTCGGCCTTGCGCGCCGGCTTCGTCTCGATCGGTCGCGGCGTGCGGCCGATCCAGCGATCGAGCTCATTCCACGCAGCGTCTGCGGAGATTGCGATCGGATTCGACGCAGGAACCGCGCGCCGAGAGCGCTCCGGCTCGGCCACGGGCACGCCGTTTTCTTTCGCCCATCGTCGCGCCCGCGTCCATAGGTTCGTGATCGTCTGTGCTGGCGCGCCGAGCGCTTGCGATGCGGCCGCAGTACTGCCGCGGTATTGCTGGATCTGTTCGAGCGCTGCGCGAAAGTCTGTCTCGGTGAATCTGCGGCCTGTTGGCAGAAAACCCCCGGTTACTCGTGTTAGTACTGCGTGCCCTTGCGGCGTTGAATATGAAAGTGCGGCCCGGTCGCCTTCGGATTGAGATAGACGATCGCCGCGAGTCGCGCGTCGGTCGGCTGATCCGGTCGCTCGTACAGCACATCGAACGGCGCATCGGCGAGGACGGCGAGCGCCGCCTCGAGCGCCGCCTTCATCGCGAGCGTCTGCGTCGCCGTGTATGTGTTGACCGCCAAGTCGAGCGCCTCGCCGAGCGTGTGCGGATCGGTCGGACCGTGCGCCTCGCGGCCGCACGTCACGATGATCGGCATGCCGGTCGCGGTCGCCGCCATGACGCAGGCCGCCGCGATAACGAACCCGGCCGGAGCAAGGCCGTCGAGCTTCACGTCGGCCTTCGTAGAGACGAACGGGCGCCTCATCGGTGCGCAAGCCACTTACCGAGCTCGAGCAGCCCGGCCACGACCGACGCGCCAACGCTGCCGGCAATCATGCCGGACCGGCCTGGCGAACGATCCTCGAGCACGCTTACGCGCGTTTCGAGCTTGCCCGTGCGCCCATTGGCCGCCTTCTGCGCCTCGGCCAGTTCGGCAACCTTCACCGTCAGCGGCTCCATGTGCGCCAAAAACAGCTCTTTGGTGAGCAGGTCGACCGAGTCGTCAATCTTCTTCCGCGTCGCCATTATTCGACCACCGCCTGCAGCGCGCGCACCTTGTCGCCTTTCGAGAGATCCGCGAACACGGCGTCGGGATCACTCTCGATGCGTGCGACGCGCGATTCAGCAGCCGCACGCGCGCGCGACGCCTCGATGATGTTGTCGAGCGCCGACCGTACCAGCGACATCGCGCATTCGTGTGCCGTCATCGCCACGCGCGGCACTGGCGGAACTGGCGCCACGGGCGCCGGAAAGTCGTCCTGCGATGCGTTCGGATTCTGCTCGACGAGCTCGTCGTGCCGAGCCTTTGCGAGCGCGTAGTCGAGCGACGCATGCGCGAAGGCGTCTGCCGCCGCGGCGTTCTCGGTCGCCGCCGACGCAGCGTCGACTTTCGCCAGATACGCGCCCTGTGATTCGATGGCCGACACCTCGTCGGCCGTGAGTCCGTCGATCTGCATGTCGTCTACTCCTTAGCAGGCGCGATCGCCTGCGGCGCCGCGTCCAGCATGTTCAATACGTCGCGCACGGCGCGCGCGTCTTTCGTGTGCGATTTCGCGACGCCGGCGTTGACGGCATCGTTGAGCATGCGCCATGAGCGCGACGCATCGAGCATCATCGCGCAGGGCTCGTGCAACGAGCGCAGGAAGATTGCCTCGCATCCGGCCACAAAGACGGCCTTCAGCGAGTCCTCGCCACGCTTGGCGCGCGCGGCGTTCTCGTCGGCGATCTCTCGCAGCAGTGTGTCGGGCACCGATCCAACGGCCTGCGCAGCAAGCAATGACGCTGCAGCGATCTTGTTGAACTCGTCGTCGATCTCTGCCTCGATCAGAACATCTGCGCGCGTTCGGTTTTCCTTCAGGCTGCACCCGATTTTGTACAGGCCGTGCATGGTGTAGAACGCGCGCGCTCCGTTCACGCCCTCGAATGACAACGCCAACATCTTCGCCACCGTCTCGACTCCTTCTCGGCGCCACCGCGCCGGATGCTTCCCTATCCTACATGACAATCGGGTATATTACGCGCCCCGATACAAATAGATCGACCATGCCCAATGCGCCGTGCCTCCGGCGATTATGCCGCCGTAACGGAATGCGATCTGCGGCGCGCTCAAGATCGACGTCGTCATGGTCTGCAGGCCAGATGAGAAATTTTCCGTGGCGCCAGTGCTGAATCGAACATTCGACGACATCACGGCGATTCCCTTCGGGTCGACTTTTGACGGCAGCATCCACGCCCGCCCCGAGTAGCCGGTTCCAGATACGGGCGCCTGGCTCGCCGAAATGAGCGACCCCATGTTCAGCGAGTCCGTTACGCTGTAAATCTGAACTGGTCCAACCGAGTTTTGCGTGACGGCCTCAAGCGACCAGACGATAAGGATCTTATCCTTTGCGTCGAGCGTCGGAAGCGTAAACGTATCGAGGTTCGCCGCACTGCCTGATGTATTTGTGCCCGACGCCGCATAGAGGCGATCCACTCCGATCGACGCATACTCGAGCGACGTAGCGCCTGAATTCACGCGCAGATACTGAAGCGCAGAGCCCTTGGCGAGTCGCGAGTACTGCGTGCTCGACGACGCTACGAGGATGTCGCCGGCCGCCTGCGACGCGACCGACAGGCCTCCAGATCGCACCGTGGCGAGCGAGCCGACTGAATCGTTGAGCGTGCCGGCCGTCAGCGTGCCGGCCGTCGTGCCGTCGCGCTGAAAAATCTTGAGCACGCCATCTGTAGCCGAGTCGAGCACAACTCCGTGCGTGCTGTCGTACTTGAACTTGATCTGACCATTCGCGCCAGTGCCGAGTAGGCCCGCGATATTGCCGAACGTCAGTCCCGTTGCTCCCGTTCCAAAGGACACGGCGTCTAGGTTGTTTCCTCCTGCCCCGCCGATCGAAAAGTACGCATTGCCGCTTCCAACAACGAACTGAACCATCCAGCCCGTCCCGTTGTAGCGCACGATCGCCTTATACGAACCACTTCCCCCGGCCGTCACGCCTACGTTATTCGTATTACAATCGGTGATGTATGCCTCCTGGCCGGCCGTAGGAGACGCAGGAAGGCTCGCGTACGTAGTCGCAATCGGCAGCAGCGAGCCGACACCGAGCAGGCCTGGCGTCGTCCCGTTCCACAACTTCACCGCGTTTGCTGCCGTGCGCGTGAAGTAGGCATCCGACCATCCAAACGCCTTCGCAGACGACCAGAACCAGTCAGCCGTCGGCGCCTTTGCCGTCGTGTCGAACACGGCCGCGTACTGTGACTCCCAGTGATTCGCGTCTGACGCGGTCGGAACGTTTCCGGCCGACCATGATGTCGGTGTATAGCTCATCGGTTAGTACCCCAATCGAGTGTCGACGCCGAGCGCCGACGTGCCGAGAATCCAAACGCTCTCCACGTCTGCCGGAGCGAGCGTCCACTTGACCGACAACACGCCGCGCGCTCCGAGGTCGCCTTCGACGCCGTTGATAAAGAATGCCTGAGTGCCGGACGACGACAACCCCGTCACCGTCTCGTCGAGCGCGATGCGCGAGGAGATGTCGCAGTCGAGCGCTGCCAGCATGTGCGCGTTATCGCGATTCGCTGCGAACGAGACCGACGTCGCGTAGGTTCGAGACGTGGCGCCATATAGCGCGACGAAGTACGACGCGACCGACGACCCGGTCGACGGGTCGTTCTGATACGGCATGTCGACGCCGAGCACGTTGATGCCATACGTGGCCTGCGACGCCGTGTTCTGCGCGACCATCACGGCGTTCTCGTAGTCGTAAATGCCCTTCCCTCGCACGCGGAACGACGTAATATAGCCGTCGGCCGATCCCGTGTTCTGGATCGTCGCGTAGAAGCCATTGCCGCCAGCAGAGAACCCGGCCGACATCGTCACAGACAGCGACGACGTGAGATCAGTACTGCTACCGTCGGACGCCGCGTTAAACGTGTAATCGGTCGTCGCGACCGGCGTCTGCATGTCTGTGCCGCCGACGCGAGAAGCGAGCTGTAGCGGGTCGACGTAGCCTCCGAAAAGCGACACAGTCTCACCGGCGCGCACCTGCGTGATCGTTCGCAGCGTGAAGAGCGTCACGTAGGACGTATCAACACGGCGAGGGTGCACGGTCGCCTGTACGCGATTCAGCACGAGATCGCGCCGGCGATTCACCGCGAGATCTGTCATCGTGTTTGACAGCGTCGCCGACACCGTCGTGCGCGCCGGGCGCGACGTTCTGTTCTCGAAGACGAGCGATCCGTCGCCCTTCACGAAGAGCTGCCCGGCTTCCGACATCACGAGCTTCTGAAACTCGCCGAGCGCGAACGATGATTCGTCGCGCGCCGTGTCGAGCGCATATGCGAACGTCGAGCGGCCAGTATCGAACGACGTCGATTCAGGCTGCAACGGCATCGTGGCGAGGATCGTCGAGATCACCTGATCGGCTCGCTGGCTAGTCTGCGTTCCGATCCCGGTGATCTTGAACAACGCGGCCTCTTCGAGCCAGTCGTACGCCGTGCAGACAACGCGCCGATCACGATAGCGACCTGCGGTTGGAGTGATCTCCTCGACGCGCCCGATAAATACCGTGCGATACGAGCTCGCGTACGACAGGCGCACGCGCACGCGTATGCCGAGATCGAACCCGGACCGGCACGACGACGCGCCGGGCGAGTAATACCCGATCGTCGACGACGAGTTACGCTCCGAATTATTGAGCGAGAATTTCAGCGAACCAGGCGTCGCCACGCGATCGAGCGGACCCGATCCCATGATGCCGCGGCGCCACTTCACGCGGTCTGCCGCGATCACGTCGGACGTTACGTCGGTCCAGCCGAGCCCGTAGCCGGCGAGCTCGAGCTCGACCTTCCACGCGTCGAGTGAAACTGCCATTAGTGCGCCGCCAGTAGAAGGCCGTCGCGCACGGCCTTGGTGATGGCCGTCTGCATCCCGCTCATGTCGTCGCGCAGCCCGCGCAGCTCGTCGAGCATCGCCGGATCACTCGCGCCGCCCATTTCGGCGAGGAAGTCGCCGAGCTGATCGCGACGCACGACGGCCTCGTTACCGTGCAGCACTGCCGACGTCCCTGATCCGAAATTCTTGAACCATGCGCCGCTTGGACGCGTTCCCGTCGCGAATCCGACTGTCGTCGAGTCGTTGCCTCCGCTCGTCGTGATGTCGCCGTTAATGCGGAAATTCCAGTCCTTCGGGATCGAGTCGAACGACGCCGTGACGCGCTTCGCAGCGTCCTCGGCGGCCGATGTCATGCCTCCGGCCATCTTGTCGATCAGGATCTGGATCTTGTCCGCAACTTCCTTCATGCGGTCGGCGATCTTCTGGAACTTGTCAGCGACCGGATCGCCAAAGTTGATCTTCGACATATCTGTGATCTTGTCGCCGTTCTCGTCGGTCAGTTCCCCGGCTTCGATCAAATGCTCAATCCACGGGCGCATATTCTCCGGGATCGTCGTCCCGAACTTGATCGAGTCATTGACGACGCCGCTGATCTTACCGGCCATGCCGTCGAGTACGCCGTTCACGTCGGCGCCGCCCTTCTGCATCGTCGCGAAGTCGTCGATGATCTCCTGCGCACGCTGCGCGAGATTCGCCTTCTGGAACGCAGGCCCCATCGCCGACAGCGAGAGGCCGTACTTGTCGGCGATCTTCTGCATGTCCTCGAACTTCACCGCGCTCGAGTCCTGCAGCCCGGTCAATTCGGCTTTCAAGTCGTCTATCTGCTTCGTGATGTCGGCGTACTTCTGCTTCTGATCGGCGAGAACCTTGTTAATCGCCTCCATCGCAGCCTTACTCGCGGCCGGGTTCTTGTCGTCCCAGAGCTGCTGTACGACCGCGTACGCCTCGTCTGCAGACTTGCCGACGGACAGATATGCGTCGCGCACAGCGATCGTAGTCATCTTCCAGCCGACGCCGCCGGCCTCGGCCTTCTGTGCGGCCGTCAGCGTCGCGTCGAGACCGGCCTCAAAGTCGTGGATTGACTCGCGCGCCTGCTGCACTTCCGGCGACACCGAGCCGAACCAGCCAGAGATCACGCCGCCGATCTTGCCGAACACCGAGCCGATCACTGGACCGATCAGCGCGCCGATACCGGGGATCATGTCGGCGAGGCCGGTGCCGATCATCTCGCCTAGTTTTCCGCCTACCATGCCGCCGAGTGCGTTCGCTCCTTTCAGTAGCAACGATCCGAGCGGCCCGTCGCTGCTAAAGAGACTCTTCGACAACACAGATCCGAGCGTATCGGCAATGCTTCCTCCGCCGTGGATCGCGTTTACGATGGCCGAAGGAAGTTCGGAGAGCGCAGTGCCCCACCAACTCACCGTCTTCGTAGCCGCCTGGCCTGCGTCGCTCACCATCTGGCCGTAGATGATCTCGATCTGCTGGCGGGCCTGCTCGAAGACTTCGGGCATGCTCTTCTCGAGCGGCTTGATCGCGTCGAGCTGCTTATTCGCCCATTCGGTCGCCTTCGTGACGGCGCGCTCATATGGCGTCGAGTAAAGATCGAGAAGTTGCTTCGAGACGTCCGACGCGGCCTTCAGTCCGTTCTCGTCGGAAGTGCGCTGCGCCTTCTCAAGGTCGTCGATTTTCTTGAGCGTGCGCGCCGTGTTTTCGTCTTGAATCTTGCGCGCCTCGTCGTCGGCCGCTTTCATGGCCTTCTTCACGGCGTCGGGTATCGTAACGAGCTTGAGCGTCTCGTCGTAGACGGATTGGATCACGGGAGGTACCGTCTGTCCGAGATGCTGATAGTGAGACACCAGGTCGGCGACGTCCTTAGCAAGCGCCTTTTGCGCCTCGCTGGACATGAACGCGACCGCGACTCCCTGCGAGAGATACTCAACGAGCAGCTTTTCCTGATCACCGAGGCCAGACGCGGCGTACTTGCTCGCGAGCTTCTCGATCTCTTCGGCATGCTTCTTCTTCGCCTCTGCTGCCGCCTTGTCGGCTTCCTCCTGTTTGCGCGTCTGCTCTTCGAGCACCTTGAGGACGGTTTCCGACACCTTGAACGTCGACGTTAGTTCGTCGTTCTGCACGCCCAATTTCTTCGCCGATTCGATCTGCTTGATCACGGACGGGTCGAGCGTCGCGATCTTCTTGATCACCTCGTCGAGCTCGGCCGTGTAGTTGCGCTCCGTCTGCGCGGTCTCGGCGTTCTGCGCGGCCGCCTGCTTCGACGCTTCGGCGCGCTCCTTGACCTTCTTGGAGAGGATTTCAGACGTGTCGACGCCAGCCTTTTGCAGCGCGAAGAGCTCCTGCTGCTCTTCCGCGCTCAGCTTCGACATTTCGTCGCGAGCGAGCAGCCAGTTACCGATCCATCCAGTGATCGCCTTCCCGGTGTCGAGCTTGAACCGTTCCCAACGGTCGCCAGCCGCGTCGAGCGCTTTGATCTGCTCGTCGCCCATGATCTTGGCCTGATTCGCGATCTGGACGAACCCTTCCTTGACAGAAGGCGCAATCTCGGCCCACTTCTTCCCGAACAACTCAGCGCCGATTCGGTTTCGGTCTGACTCGCTCGTTACCTTCTCGAGCGCGCCAACGATCGCCATGAACTGCTCATCCGGCGACATTGCTTTGATCGCGGCGTAATCCAGGCCGAGACGCTTGAGCGCGTTACTATTCGCGTCGAGGTTCTTCGATAGCAGAAACGCTGCGCCGGCGAACGTCTCAACGTCGCTGCCGGTCTCCGCGGCGACGTACTGGAAGCGCTGCAAGAGCTCGAGCGATACGCCCGTCTTGCCTTCCAGGTCAGTCAGCTTCGACGCCGCCTCGAACGACGACGCGGCGAACTCGTACAGCTTCTCGCCGGCGCGCTCGATGAGCGAGCTAATCGAAAACGCCGCAGTCAGTTTGGCCAGCGATTCTGACATGAACCCGGCTTTTTCTCCGGCGTGCTGCGTCTCGTTCGCGACCTTGCCGGTTTCCTCGGCAAGCTGGCGCATGCCCGGCGAGACCTCTACGCCCATGCGCTGCGCCTTATCGAGCGCGGCCGACAGCGACGCGTACACCTTGCGCGCCTCGGCATCGGTCAGGTTCGACGCGCCGCCGATCTGCTCGATCGCGCGAGCCGTCAACGTCGCGTCTGCGATGATCTTGTCTCCGGAGTACGCACGCGTTAGCCGGTCGAGCGAGTCGCCGACCTGCTTGTTTGTCCGCTCAAAGTCGCCGAGCTTCGTCTCAGCCTTCGACACCTGATCGAAGAATGAGTCGAAACGCGCGACGAATGTAGCGGATACGGCCATGAGTCCCCCGGATTTAGGTGTCTTCCCGTTCGTTGCTCTCCTGCTCGAGCTTCTCGATCAGGACGTCGATCACATACTGCGGCGCGTCGATGTAGTCGCGCCAGGTCCACCGCATCGCGCGGCACACGGCGAGCCCTAGCTCGACGAAGTGCCGCTCATCGCGTTTTTTCGTTCGTCCTCTACGCGCTTGATATGCGCATGAATCGCCTTCTCGATTTCGTCGTACGTGTCGACCGTCAGCGAGTCGATTGCATCGGCCGAACACTTGACCGGCTTGTCATCGTCGCCAGTGAACGACCAGTCGACGAGATACGCGACGACTTCGCTTTTCCCGATCATCGCGAGATCCGGCTCGAAGCGGCCGTCGGATCGCATCGTCTTGACCGTGCGCGCCATCGCTGCGCGCTGCTCGCCGACGGTGAGCTCTCGCTTCACCTCGATCCAGTCTTCGCCGCTCAACGGCAGCCGAACCACTTCAGGACGCACAAACCGCGATACCTTCGCCATTACTGCTCCATCTGGCCGAGCGTCGCATGCACGACGCCGCCGTCAATCTGCAGGGTAAGAATCGGACACGTCACACGCTGGCGTCCGACCTGTAGTACCGCTTTCAGAGGCGCCTGCGCTGCCTTGTAAGCGTCGACGCTAGCGAGTTTGCCCGTGAGCGTCGATCCGTCCGCGCCTTGCTCGAGGCGCCACGGGCCGAACGTCGCGGCCGTCATGTACGACCACTTCAGTTCACCCGTAGCGCCTCGCAGTTCCATCGGTCAGCCTTAGACGCGAGTGACCGTGCCGGTGAAGGCGAGCGCCGCCTTGAACGACACCGCGCCGCCGACGCTGTCATCGACCGAGACCGACTTCGGCCACACTGCGCCGTACCAGTACTTCGCGACCGAGACGCCGGCCGGGTAGAGGTACGCGTTCACCGTGCCGCCAGACTGGTTCTGATCGAATGCCGAGAACGGCACGAGCGCATCGTCGGCAAAGTAGCCTGACACCGACGCATTGGCGCTCTTCGTTCCGAGCACGGACGACTTCCACGAGTCGCCGATTGCGGTCGTGTCGGCAGTGTCGGTGTCAATCGACAGCGACCACTGTGTGAGGTTCACGACGGTCTGCGCCGCCGAGCCATTCGCCGCACCGAGCAACAGAGCGCCCCCGCGGCCGTGATACTTCGCCATGTCCTTACTCCTTCCGCGGCGACTGACGCCACGCTTGAATGTCCGCGATCATTTGCCGTGCGCGTTCGTTCCACGAATCCAGCGCGACCGTTGCGCGCGCCTTCTCGCGGCAATACTCCCGACGCGCCGGATCGGCGAGCAGCGCGCGGATAACCGCGCTCGCCTCTTCCGGCGTCGTGAAAGTCGGCACGGCATCGCCGAACCGCTCCACGACTTCCGCTCGTTCGTCACTCACGAAACACACGCCCGCTGCTGCCATTTCATAGCAGCGAGGATTGAGACTTTCGGCCGGCGAGCCTTCGCCCGGCTTGCGAAACACGTTCAACACGACACGCGCACCACGCGCGAGGCCGACGACGTCTTCGTTTCGCGTCAGGCCTCCGCGCACGAACTTCTTCAACGGCGACTTCTTCGAGATCGTCTCAGCCGATCCGTAGAGCGCGAGATCGATGCCGGTCCAGTCGATCGCCTCGAAGAACTGCTCGCGCTCCTTGAAGAACGAACCCACGAACAGCACGTCGGACGTCGGCGCGATCGTCATCGAGTCGCAGGCGTCATGCACTCCGCGCCGCCATCCGTGCGGCAGATAACCCGTGTTCGCATTCGCCGCGCGGAAGTGCTCGAGCACGGCGCGCTCGTGCGTCCACACGCCATCGACGAGACCGGAGAGACGCGTCTCGTTCTCCATCTCGTACGGCGTCTCGGTGCAGAGTAGCCACACGCGCAGCCCGGCGCGACGCGCGAGCTCGATGCGATCCGGCAATAGATACATCGCCGAGACGACGATGATGTCTTCGCATCCGCGCTCTAGCGCGCGCTCGACAATGCCGATTGATGCCTGATGCAGCACGTCGCCAGGTGATGGCTTCGGCCACTTGCGATCCTTTGACAGCTTCTTCTGCTGGCGCCAGAGATAGTGCAGATAACCGTTTGCGCGTTCGATGCGCGTGTCAAGACGGAACTCCTCAACGTGCACGCCGTTTGCGCGCAGGCCGTCGACGACTCCCATGTGAACGTCGTGCGTTGCGACGCACGCGCCAGGATGAACGACGAGCACGCGCTTCACGACAACGGCTCCGCAGTCACTTCGTACATGCCCCCTCGATGCTGCCAACGTCGATCAGATTGATCGTCGACCTCGACGTAGGCGATACGTTCTGTCCGTTCGCACAACAGCGCGTTGTACCCGGTCACAGACAGCGTCACGCCCTGAAGCAGCGCGTGAATGCGATCTGAAATCGTCTGCACCGTCGTGCCGCTCGTGCCATTCGCGACGCCCTTGATCACGTACGTGATCGTCTCGTACGCCTGCCGGCGCGATCCGATGCCGTACGTATCCTCGTGCGCCATCTGCGACACGATCACGAACGGCGACGCGACGTCTTGCGGCGCAATGTCGCGATAGACGCCGCCGGGCGCGAGGCCCGACAGCGTTGTGTCGTTCGTGAGCACGGCGATCACGGCCGAGTCGATGGCGCCCGTGCTACTCACCGGACACCTCGAGGCCTTGCGCCTTGATCGCTGACATGATTCGATCGACCATTCCGCGGCGACGACGAATTGCGACCGGGATCACGGTAGGATGTGCCGGACTAGATCCACGGTTCACGCCCTTCTTCGTCGTGCGCGGTCCCGTGCCGAACTCGTAAATTGCGGCATGCGGCGCCGAGCTCTTCACCTTCGCGCGTGCGAAGCTGCCATCCTCGGCCGAACTAATCACCGTCACATGGTCGGACAGGTGCCCGCCGTCGCGCTTGTATCCGCGCATGACGACCGGCGTCTTGACGCGCTCGTACTGCGCGCGGATCTCAGACGCGGCCGCGTCGGCCTCGTCATTGACGATCGCCGCGGCCGCCGACTGCAGGTCGCGCGGCAGGTTCAACAATGCCTGCTTGAACTCGGCGAGGCCTTCGAGCTCGACGCCCATTAGCCGACGACCTCTTCGCACGCGAGCACAAGCTGCCGATCGATCTCGTCGACGTTCTGCAAACCACGCACGAACAAGTACCGCCCTTCGTGCGTGAGACGTGTCGTCATGCCGACGCCGGAGTGGTAAAGCATCGTGACCAAATGCGTGATTTTTCCCTCTACCGTATTGCCGACCAATCGTTCGACATTCGACGCGGTCGCCGGTTCGATACGAGCCCACATGGTCGCCGGCGATGCCGACGAGAATGTCTCTGAGAACCCGCCATCGCCATCAGGAACGCGCGACGGGTTGTCGACCGACACCAAGTTCCGACGCTGTCCGATCGTCGCGTAGCGGGCCATTTACGCCGCCTCCGGTAGCACGTACGGCGCGAGTAGACGGTCGACCGTGGTCTGAGACTTCAGCCCCTTCTCGGTCGACTCACTGCGCGTCTCGTACATTTCGGCGATCATCAGATACATTGCCGCCTTGATCCCGTCCGGTACGGCCGAGGCCGATCCGTAGCCGCACACCGTCGTGACCGTCACCGGATAGGCGCGCGTCGCGTCGAGCGTCGGCATTTGGAAGGCGTCCGTAGGCTCCAGGAACGCCCGGCCGGCCTTCTGGCCCGACTGCGACACAAGGCGATACCACGCGCCAGATAGTGTCTGCGACGCGCCGTCGCCGTCCACGTAGGCCACGGACGACACCGACGCGACCGGCGCATGTGACAACACGAGCGGCGAGATCATGTCGAAGAAGCCGCGGAACTGCTGCGTAACCGTCTTCGTGACAAACGCTCGGCGCGTCTTCGTCTCACAGTAGATGCGCGCGGCCGTGATCAGGCCCGTGATCAGCGCGTCTTCGCTCGAGTGCGTCACGCGGAGATACAGCTTTGCCTCCGTCAGCGTGAGCGGCTCGGTCGACGGCTCAACTGAGATCGACGTCAGCGGCTGCCGGCGCCATGCGTCCGGGATCGCGTGATTCTGCGGCCAGGTCATTTACTTTGCCTCCGGCGCGCGCATGAATGCCTGGGTATTCGACGGCCGACGCGTCAACAGACACGGCGACGCCACGCCGCGCGCAATCAGCGCGCGCGCGACGTCGTCGGGCATGTCGAAGCGATGGCCGTCGATCCAGACGCGCACGGTTAGCCCTTCGCTGCGTGCCGCGCCTTGATGTCGGCGACTAGCGTCTGTAGCGTGTTGCGCGCGTTCAGTGCGGCCTTCTCGGCCTTGATCACGTCGTCGATCGCCTGCGCGACGAGCGGGTCGTTGAGATCCTCGCCCGTCACACCCTCGATCGCCGGGATCAAGCCGATCGCGGCGTTCTTCACGATCTCGTGCTTGTCGGCCCCACTGGCTGCGTCGCCCTTCACTTGCTGCACCGTGGAGACGAGCGAGCCGATCGTCTGCGCGATGCCGACGATCTTGCTGATGTTGCCGAGTGCGCCGAACAGATTTAAACCCATGCGTTCCCCCTTGGTGATGAATCGGTCGTGCTGAAATCAGGCGGCCGAGGTCATGCCCCGGCCGCCTGCGTGAGCGTGTTACGCGAGCGGATCGTCGCCGACCGGAGCCACGGTCGCGTGCTGCTGGATCGCGTTAGCCGAGAACGCCGCCGAGGTCGTGCCCGTGGCCGTTGCGACGAGACGCGCGTAGCGCTTCCCGCCGGTGTAGCCCATCAGGCCGCGCGTGTTCGCGAGGTTCGTGTTGTTGATCACGAGATTCGAGCCGAGCAAGCCCGTCGCGGCCGTCACCGTCGCACCGTCCGACAGGTCTGACGCGTCGCCCGCCTGGATCGTGAAGGTGAAATAGTTCGAGCTGTCAGCGGTCGTCACGCCGGCCACGTCGATCGTGAAGAGCAGCGACGAAAAGCCGGCCGTGTCGATGATGTTCGTCCCGTTGGCCGAGGCCGTGCGCGATCCGTAGTTGAACGCGCTGGTAGTCTTCGTGTTGTTCAGAGTGTCGCGAAGCATGTCTGTTCTCCTTGTCCTGTAGTGGCTGCCGTCTTACGCGAACTTGAGCAGCTTGATCGCGTCGAAGTCGACGACGCCGCCACCGACACGGCGCACCGTGCGGAAGGTGACATACGGCGCGTTCGAGTACGGATCGCGCAGCACGCTCATGCCAGAGCGGTCGACGATCACGTATCCGGCGTTGAAGTCACCGAACGCGATCGACAGCGAATTCGCCGCAATCGCCGGCATGTCTTCGGCCTCGACAACCGAGTATCCGAGCAGGCGAGACGGCGTCCACTGCTGCGAGCCCGCGATCACGGACGGCGCCCAGATGTAGTCGCCGCTCGAGGCCTTGAGCTGTCGCAACGTGCCGAGCGTCTGCTTCGACATCACAAAGCAGGCATTCTGCCGATAACCGCTCTTCAGCTTGTAGACCATGTCGGTGATCTTGTCGACACCGTTCGAGGTCGTGCCGAATCCGCCCGACGTGCCGGTCGCGATGTGCTCGAGCGTGCCCCAAGTGCGCGAGCTGTCGGCCGTCGCCGCAGTCGCGTAGGACGTGAAGCCCTTTGGCTGTCCGGCGCCGCTGCCGGCAACAAAGGCCGTCTGCTCGCTCAGCGCAAAGTCGCGGCCGAGCACGCGCATCAGTTCGGCTTCGACGTCGTACGCCGCGTCCTCGAGCAGGAACTGCCCGATCTGCGGCGCGCTGCGCTGTGCATGCACGTCGATACGGTACTTCTTAAGCGTCGGCGTGGTCGACTGCGCGTTCGTTGCTTCGGTGATTTCGTCGAGCCACGTCACGCCGGCCTGACCGTACGACGTCACGCCCTCGAGCGCCGATCCGCTGATCGACACGACGCGCGCAATCTGTCGGATCGGCGAGCCGTCGAAGATGCGCTGGAAGAGCGGGCCAGTCACGGCCGTCGGCACGAGGTAGCCGCCGTTCGCATCGTCGCCGACGCGCATCGCCTTCAGGTTGTCCGGGCTCGCGCCCTTGCGCAGGAATTCGGCGAACGACTTGCGCTCGGACGCCTTCTGCTCGTCGTGGTGCTTGCTCGACGCGCCGGCCGCCATGCGCTGCTCGATCGCCTTGAGCTCGGCCGACGTGTTGTCGATCGCCTCATTGATCGTGCGCAGCTTGACATCGAGGTCGTACGTCGGCGCCTTGGCTTCGAGCGCGGCGATCCGCTGCTCGTTCGTGGCCTTGAACGCTTCCCACGCCTTCGCGTGTGCGTCGAGGGCCGTCTTCAGTTCGAGATCCATATCGGTTCCTTTCGTCTGCGAGAATGTGCTACACCGACAGCCGGCGCAGCAGTTGCACGACTTCCTCGTCGTTCTCGTCGTTCACGTCCCGCGACGACTTGAACCCACGCGCCGCGATGGCCTTGGCCTGCGAGGCCGAGAAGTTGCCCGCGTCCCGCAGGAACTTCTCGAACTCACGGACGGTCATCGACGGCCCGGCGTATTTCACACTCTCGACGCGCGCGGCGTCGTTCATCGGGAAGGTCACGAGCGACACTTCCCAGAGATCCACGCTCGTGATCTGAAACACCGTTGTGCCATCCGGCGCCTTCACGAGCTCGCAGCATCCGTCGGGAATGCAATACCCAATTGACATGCCCGACAGCGCGCCGACCTTCAACAACGCGTACGCGTTCCGACCCTCGTCAGTGTCGGCGATGTCGCCTTCGACGTAGAGGCCTTTCTCGTCTTCGCGCATGACGCGCCAGACACCGATCGGCTCCTCTTGATCGTGCTGCCAGAGCATCGCCGGCATGCGGCCGTTGGCCGCGGCCTTCGCCAGTGCGGCCGTGAATGCGCCAGGCATCACGACATCACCGCCGAAGTCTGTGACGCCGAAGACTGACGCGTAGCCGGAGAAACTCCCTACGATACCATCGGCCGGCTTGTCGCTGGCGGCCTTGACCTGCAGCGTCGCACGCACTGCGGCGCGCTTCATTTCGATCGACATTACTCGCCACCTTTCGCGCCGGCGACTGGAGCGCCGGCCGGAGCCATGTTCAACGGCTGCAGGTAAACGTCGCCCTCTGGCCCGATCGGGTTCAAATTCTCGAGCGCTCGAATATCGTTCACGCTCAAGAATCCACCTTGACGCGCGCCAACATAAGCGTCATAACGCGACTTCAAGTCGCCACGCAGCAGACCGTCGATGAGAAATTCACAAAAGAGCGTCTGACGTTCTGCCGGCGTGAAGAGCTTCCGGCCGAGCGCTTGCTCGATCCGAACGCACCACGGGCGAATACAATGCACGACGAACTCGATCGCCTGCTGCTCGATGTTCGAGAAGGACGACTGGGACAGGTCGCCGATCAAGTGCGGAGGCACACGGAATATCGCGGCAATCTCCTGCCGCTGCAGCTTGCGCGTGTCCAGGAACTGCAGATCCTCGGCCGTCATCGAGAGCTTCTCGATCGACATGCCTTCCTCGAGCACGGCCGTGCGTCCGGCGTTCCGCGGCCCGGAGAACATCTCCGACCACGAATCCTTGAGACGCTTCGCGGCTTCCTCGTCGAGCGTCTCAGGATGGCGAATCACGACCGACGGCGTCGCGTCGTTCTCGAGCGATCGGCGGCCGTACTCCTGCGCCGCCTGCGCCGCGCGGAACGTATCCGATGCGTCGCGCACGACCGACCGGCCCATGACGCCATCGAGCGACAGCGCGCGAATGTGAACGATTTCAGACGGCGCATACGACCGATCGCCGGCGATGTCGTACCCGGTGATCATCTTGATCGGCCCGTCGGTGACCTTCACCGTGACCA